CGCCTTACGCATTGTCGGTTTGGTATAATTACCAGCAGCATTAACAGTTGATTTTGTTTTCATCATTCACCACTTAACCTTATCAGCCCAATAGGCTGCTGACATCTTGCCCTTAGCAATGTTGCTGGCATGCCTAGCCTTGAAGCTCTCTTGCCTATTCTTGTCCTTCTCAGTCTTTGGAGAAGCACCAGCACCGCTAACACCCTGTTGTCCAAACCTAATAAGCTTCACGCTGTCACCATCCTTAGCCAACACAACATGACTCTTTGTCGGATGATTTGGTGTTGCTTTAGGCTTGTTGTAGCCAGCAAACTCTTCTTTGCCACGCTTAATCATTTACGGCTCCTGCTTTTACCATCTCGCCAACCTTCTGCTTTCATCGCCTTCTCCACCTCTGGCAGAGAAAACAAAAAGCCAGAACGCTTCTCTATGGCAGCACGGCAGTAGTAAACATCTGAATGGTACAAACAAACTCTGTCTGTTCTACCAGAAGACATAGCACTGAAGGCTGCTGACAATACGCTGTAAGGAAACGCATCAAGCATTCCTTTTTCTTTAAGCTGTTTTCTTGTAAACATAAAACTAGTATATCACATTGTTTTATTTAACACAACAGCCGCGACACCCCTTGTTTCATTTAACAAAAAAAAAGACTAGTTGTTAATGTTATCATTTGCTAACATGGTATAGGAGTATACTTACATTAGATTTTAATAATTATCTGTAAGAACACCATTGCTACTGATAGTTGTTGTTAGTATTGTTATTAGGTATTAATTACAATATAACTGTTAATTATTATATATTTATATTAATTATTGGATAACATATTGTAAGAACACTGTTAGCTACCAGTTGTTTACATCTATTGGTATGTTGGTTTTATACAACATCATAATGTTTTAGACATGCTCCAGCTACCAGAAGACTTCAGCGCCTTCTGCTAGCATCTCTAGTCTGTTTCACATTACGAAACAATAGAAGATGTACCAGATGATGATACATCCATGTCTAGACTATTAGAGCTATTCATCGCTCCCTATGTCACGCTCTAGACTTCATGCCCCACGTTGCTGCTTTGACACACACCCCCAGTTGCAGCGAGGAAGCTTTCACTTCCTGTTGATGCCCTGTTATGTAGACCGCCCGACATCAATGCCTTAGTTGTACCACAGATGCAAACACCGTGTCAATGTTTTTTGCAAAACGAGTTGAAGAAATGCTGGAAAGATGTTGCTGGTCCAGCATGCCCCTCTGTAGGCTGCTGTAGCTGTGACAGGCTATGCAGCCATTGGCAACAAGTTTTGACAGCTTGTGGGTGGGCTGTAGCATGCACAAACGCCTTCCATTGTCCTCGGACAGCGTGATAAAAATGTCATTGGTTAACAGTTGTTATTTTCCTTTCCGTGGGTGATGGTGTATACAACTACGCTGGGTACCCCCAGTGGGCCACGCATCCCCTAAATATTATGGGGTTATTGCCAGAGAAAATAATATATTCAAGTGTTAATCTATCCGGTAAAATAATTGTCTCACGATATGCTGGAAACCCTAGCAAAATCAATAGCTTAGCGCAATTTGTAGCAATTGATTTAAAATGTATCACTTTCAATAAGGCATGTTTAAATGAAAGAAATGAAAATGGCTACTGAAACTCCTGCACAAATGGCAGCACGATTCCGCAAGATTGCTGAAGACAAAAGCTTGCCACAGTCTGTTCGTAACACCTATCTGGACAAAGCCAATGCTGCTGAGAAAGCAACAGCTAAGCCAACAATGAATAAGGGTGGTGCAATGTTGCCTGTCAGAGGTAGCCGCACAGCCAAGCATAAAGAGATGAAAATGATGTATGGTGGCGCTGTTAAGCCAATGGCTGAAAAGAAACCAGCCATGATGAATAAAGGTGGCATGCCTATGGTTGAGAAAGACGGCATGAAGGTGCCAGCTTTTGCTGCTGATGGTAAAGGTAAGATGGCTAAGGGTGGTATGGTTAAGAAAGACTTCAAGCCTTGCGAAGGATGTCCCACACCAGCCAAGTGTAAAGCTGCTGGCAAGTGTATGGCTAAAGAGGGCAAGGGTGGTAAACCAGCTTTTGCCGTCATGATTGCTGTTGGTAAGCCAGCTGCTAAGAAAGGTAAGTAATCATGGGCATTCTTTCTAATCTTGCTAGAGATGCTGTTGGTTCTGCTGGTCGCGCAGCAGGTAGGTCGGTTGCTCGTGGTAGCGAAAGAGGTGCTACTAAGCAAGCACTTAAAGATCAATACATGCGAGAGGGCATGACTGAGGTACAAGCCACCAATCGTGCAAACTATGACTTTAACAAAGCTGCTGGTAAACCTACTTCTCTTGAAAAGATGGAAGTTAAACAGGCTCGTGATACCAGTGCGTTTGTTTCTCCACGCGATGCTGGCGGTAGCGAAACTTTGCAGCTTGCTAGGCGTGACACTACAACAGGTCGTAAAGTTGCGACTGACAGCCCCTATGATACAGCTGTTCGTTCTGTTGCTAAGCGGCAAGAGAGCCGCGCAAAAGGCGAGACAATGTATCGGGCTGGTCTTAACGAAGAACTTGGTCGCCGTGGAATTGCTGCTGCCACTGTAGCCACTGCTGCTGGTGCTGCTGCTAAGAAGGTGTCTGACGATAACGAGAAGTCTAAAGAATCTTCTAAAGAAACCAAGAAAGAGAAATCTTCTGCTGATGAGCGTGTCAACAGAGAAGACTTCCCTGTCTACAAGAAAGGCACTGAAAGCGCTGACACTTTCCAGAAAGCTTTTAAAGAAGCTAAGAAGGAAGGCAAAGACAGCTTCAGCTTCGAAGGCCGTAAGTACAACACCAAAGAAGAAAAGAAAGAAAGCAAAGACATGAACATGGGTGGCATGGTAAAAGCCTATGCCAAAGGCGGCATGGTCATGGCAAACTGCGGTGCATCAGTTCCTCCTGCACAGAAGCGTAAATAATATGCCTAAAAAAGAAGACAAGGTTCAAGTCACTGGTGGCGGTGGAACTTTTAAAAACGAATACGCCTCTGGCGACAATATTGGTGGGCGTGTTGGTTACACAAAGCAACTTGATGAAGACTCTAGCATCACTGGTGGTCTTAGTGGCTACAAGACTAGGATTAAGTTTGGTACACCAGAGGGTGATAAAACTTTTAAAAAGTCTGAGCTTACTGGAGTTGATCTCACTTACAAAAAAGATGATAGCTCATATGGTGTTAATGTGCGTAAACAAGGCAAAGATAACAAAGTAATGTTAAACTATACTAAGTCTTTTGCCAAAGGCGGCATGGTCAAAGCCAATTGCGGTGCATCAGTTCCTCCTGCACAGAAAGCAAAGAAGTAATATGCCAACAGCTAAGCCAAAGTCTACAGTGAATGCTGCTGGCAATTACACAAAGCCAACAATGCGTAAAGCGTTGGTTGCTAAAGTGAAGGCTGGCAGCAAGGGCGGTGACGCTGGTGAATGGTCTGCTCGTAAAGCGCAGATGGTTGCTAAGCAATACAAAGCTGCTGGCGGTGGCTACAAATGAAAGACCCACAGAAGTCTTTAAAGGATTGGGGCGACCAGAAGTGGACTACCAGCGATGGTACTCCATCAAAGGGTAAGAAGCGTTATCTGCCAGAGGCTGCTTGGAAGACGCTAAGCGCTGCTGAGAAAGCTGCCACCAACAAGGCTAAGGCTATTGGCAATGCAAAGGGTAAGCAGTTTGTTGCTCAACCCAAAGCCATTGCAAAGAAAACGGCTAAGAGCCGCTGAAAGAAAAGACATGGCAACAAAGAAACAAACGGCTAAGATTGGTAAAGTGATGGGTGAGTTTAAAGACAAGGGTCTGCACAGCGGCAAAGGTGGCAAAGTTGTCACCAACCCCAAGCAAGCCATTGCCATTGCGTTGTCTGAAGCTAAAGTGAAACAGAAGAAGAAATGATAACGTCCTATCCAGAACTTGTACGCATTGCTGGCAGTGGCAACACTGTTAGCTTTGGCGGTACTAACACAGATGCCTTTGGTAGACTTCGTGTTAGTCAGCCTTACACGTTGTTTGATAGTCAGAATAGATATGCTATTGATGAGCAGTTTAGTACCTCTACTGCTGGTAGTGGGGCAGCTACTCATTTATCTAATGAGTCTTCTGTAAGTATGGCTGTGTCAACAACTTCAGGTGATGAAGTAGTAAGACAGACATTTAGAGTGTTTCCTTATCAGCCGGGTAAGAGTTTGTTGTTGTTGGCTACATTTAAAATGGATACAGCCAAGACCAATCTAAGACAGCGAGTTGGTTATTTTAATACAGGCAACGGTGTATTCTTAGAGCAGGGTGCTAATGGCATTACATTTGTTTTAAGAACGTCCACAAGCGGCAGTGCAAGTGATGCGCGATATGTAGCTAAGGCTAGTTGGAATGGAGATAAACTAGATGGTACAGGCGCTAGCGGAATTACGCTAGACCTAACTAAAACTCAGATTTTATTTCTAGATTTTGAATGGTTGGGTGTTGGTAGTGTTAGGTGCGGATTTGTCATCAATGGAGTGTTCATTGTTGCTCATACGTTTCACAATGCCAATGAGCAAACATCTGTGTATATGACAACAGCAATCTTGCCTGTCAGGTATGAAATTACTAATACTGGCACTGTAGCTTCTTCCTCAGCATTGAAACAGATTTGTTCTTCAGTAATGTCTGAGGGTGGATATGAAGCAGTATCACAAGAACATTCAGCTAGGATGACATCTGCTACAACAGGTACATTTTTAACAACGACATTTAAACCATTGGTATCTATTAGACTAGCCTCAACAGCATTGGGTGCTGTAGTTTTGCCATACAATTTAAATTTCCTACCAACCACTTCAGATAATTATGAGTTGGCTTTATTTAAAAATACAACACTAACAACTCCAACATGGACAACAGCTTCTTCTACTAATAGTGTTGAACAAGACATAGCATCAACATCAATGAGTGGTGGCACTATTTGTTACACTGAATTTACCACAGGAAAATCAGGCAGAGTGCCATTAGCTACAGGGTCTGGTTACAACTGGGATTTACAACTTGGTAGTTCTTTAGCTAATGTCAGTGATATTTATACACTGGCTGCTAGAACATTGACAGGAACTGGTGGCGGTATTGGTTCTGTTACTTTTTATGATCTTACATAAACATGGCAACTAAAAATAGAACACTTGGCAAAGAGCTGCTGACAAGCAATGCCACCATCTACACCACACCTTCACGATTTGAGGCCAATGTAGACAGCATCATTGTTTCCAATGCATCGTCTAGTAATGTCACCTTTTCGCTCGATTGGTACGATTCAAAAACTACAACATTCTACACCATTGCTGAGCAAGTGGTGATGTACCCTAATAGCGTACTTCAACTTACTGATGGTTTTATTCTTCAACCTAATGACACCCTGCGTGGATTGGCATCTGTTGCCAATGTCATCACAGTGTCGGTGAAAGTGAAAGAAGAATATCTGACAGCCTCCTAATAACGAAAGACTAAAATGGCAACAAAGAGAGTATTGACTGAGCAGCAACAGAAGTTCATGGAAGTTTTGTTTAATGAAGCTGCTGGCGACCCAGTGAAAGCTCGTAAGCTTGCTGGCTATGCTGACGCTTCTTCCACCAAACTCATCATGACTGCGCTTAAGGAAGAGGTCATTGAGGCTACACAGCTGTTTATGGCTATGAATGCACCACGAGCAGCTATGGCTGTTATCAGCGGCATCACAGACCCGACAGAGCTTGGCATGCGCGATAAGCTCAATGCTGCCAAAGACTTGCTTGATCGTGCCGGTCTTGCTAAGACAGATAAGATTCAGGTTGAGGCTACTGGTAGCAACATTATGTTCCTTCCTCCAAAAGATGACACTGATAAATGAAAGAGCGTGACTTAGGTGCGTGGATATTGCCACAACCTATTGAAGAGAATGTATGGGTACCAATTCCAAGATTTCTGAGGTCTAGTGCTGTTCCATTTGGATACACGCTAGATAACCCAGATGATGATTTCTTTCAACCAGTTCCGCTAGAACTTGAAGCACTGGAACAGGCTAAGAAATATCTAAAGCAATACAGCAGTAGGCTTGTTGCTAATTGGTTGGTAAAACAAACTGGCAGATACATCTCTCATGTTGGTTTGTTAAAGAGGATAAAGAGTGAACAGTCCCGTAAAAGAAAAGCTACAACTTACCGCAACCTTGCCAGAAGGCTCGAAAAAGCAATCAAGGCCGCGCAAAGCTACGAGCAAAAACTCCAACGGACGGAACAAACAAAGTTCTTCGAAAGAGACTACTACACCTCCCTCATCGACAAAGCAGCTGAGTTCAATAACAGAGACAACGACACCCTTTGATTCTCAGTATGCTGTCGAAGATGTGGTGTTTAAGCCTAATGTCGGCCCTCAAACATCCTTCCTAGCTGCTGCTGAACGTGAAGTATTGTATGGTGGTAGTGCTGGTGGTGGTAAAAGCTATGCAATGTTAGCTGACCCGCTGCGTTATATGTACCATCCTCAGTTTTCTGGCCTACTGTTGCGCCACACTACAGAGGAATTAAGAGAACTGATCTGGAAAAGTCAGGAGATATACCCCAAAATCATTCCCGGCATCAAGTGGAGTGAGCGTAGGATGCAGTGGGAAGCCCCATCTGGTGCCAAACTGTGGATGTCCTTCCTTGATAGGGACGAAGATGTCATGCGATATCAAGGTTTGAGCTTCTCATGGGTGGGATTTGATGAGTTGACGCAGTGGAAGACCCCATTTGCGTGGAATTATATGCGTTCACGGCTGCGTACAGGTGCATCTGACCTGCCAGTGTACATGAGAGCGACCACTAACCCCGGCGGTCCGGGACATTCGTGGGTAAAGAAGATGTTTATTGACCCTGCTCCTTTCGGTCAAGCGTTTTATGCCACCGATATTGAGACAGGTGACACCATGACCTACCCCAAAGGGCATAGTCGTGAGGGTCAGCCCCTGTTTAAGCGCAGATTCATCCCTGCCAAGCTGTATGACAACCCTGCATTGGCAGCTTCTGGTGATTATGAGACTATGTTGCTGTCTCTACCAGAGAATCAGCGTAAACAATTGCTTGAAGGTAGCTGGGATGTAGCAGAAGGTGCAGCATTTAGTGAGTTTAATAGGGATATTCATGTAGTTGACCCCTATAATATACCCAATAACTGGACTAAATTCAGGGCTTGTGACTACGGATATGGTAGCTTTTCGTGTGTTTTATGGTTTGCCGTAGCACCAGATGAGTCCATTGTAGTGTACAGAGAACTGTATGTTACGAAGGTTTTGGCAGAGGATTTGGCTGCTATGGTGTTAAATCTTGAGCAAAATGAAAGTATACGATATGGAGTTTTGGATTCTTCAACATGGCATAAGCGTGGTGATACTGGTCCTTCTATTGCTGAGCGCATGATAATGCGTGGATGCCGTTGGCGACCCGCTGATCGTAGTGCTGGCAGCAGGGTTGCTGGTAAGAACGAAGTGCATCGCCGTTTACAGGTTGATACCTTCACTGAGAAGCCACGGATGACAATCTTCAGCAGCTGTACGCAGCTTATTGCTGATTTACCTACGATTCCTTTGGATAAGACAAACCCCGAAGACGTTGATACTAAAGTGAAGAACGATCATAGCTACGATGCTTTGAGATATGGACTTATGTCGCGGCCTAGAAGTGGCTCAATTTTTGATTATGACCCAAGTAGTCAAAAGCGTGGTATAACTGTCGCAGATATAACCTTTGGATACTAAAAAACTTATGGCAAATAACGACACACCATTCATGGATGACAAATCCGTTGGGCTTGAAGACGGCAAGCAAGGCCAAGACGCTTTTGCTGGCAATGGCATTATATCTTTTATTGAAGAGCGATTTACCCGCGCTGAAGAAAGTCGCCGTTATGACGAACAGCGTTGGCTGAGGGCATACCGCAATTATCGAGGTATCTATTCCCCTGATGTTAAGTTCACTGAAGCTGAGAAGTCTCGTGTCTTTATCAAAGTAACCAAGACTAAGACGCTGGCTGCATATGGTCAGATCACCGATGTCTTATTTGCCAACAACACTTTCCCTCTTTCTATTGAGCCTACCATCATGCCAGAGGGTGTGGCTGAACATGTTCATATTGAAACAGCTGACAAGTCTGGTCAGGGTGATACACCAGATGCTGGCGCTTTGTTTGGATACAAAGGCGATGGTAAAGGATTACCTCCCGGTGCCACTGTGCAATCGTTGCTTGAGCGTCTTGGTCCTCTGAAGGACACGCTGAAGGATGAGAAGGTTGTTGAAGGCGCTGGTGTTACACCAACTTCGCTAACCTTTAGTCCATCAATGGTTGCTGCTAAGAAGATGCAGAAGAAGATATTAGATCAGCTGGATGAAAGCAACGCTAACAAGCAATTGCGTTCAGCTGCATTTGAGATGGCATTGTTTGGCACTGGTGTGATGAAGGGTCCATTTGGCGTTGATAAAGAATATGCTAAGTGGGATGACAAGGGTGAGTACAACCCAACCATTAAAACAATGCCACAAACATCCCATGTTAGTGTGTGGGACTTCTATCCAGACCCTGATGCTAATAATACTGGAGAAGCGCAGTTCATAATTGAGCGTCACAAAATGAGTAAGACACAAGTGCTTGCTCTGAAGAAGCGTCCGATGTTCCGTAAGAACGTCATTGACGAAGTGGTGGCACAGGGTGAGAACTATACTAAGAAGTATTGGGAAGATGACCTCAATGACTTTGCTCCAAACTATGGTGTTGAACGCTTTGAGGTGTTGGAGTATTGGGGCAATGTCAGCGTTGAGTTGCTTGTTGCAAACGAGATTACCATCCCTAAAGAACTTAAAGACTACGATGACTTGCAATCCAACATTTGGTATTGCAATGGCAAGGTTATCCGACTTGTCCTCAACCCGTTCAAGCCTTCTCGCATTCCCTATTACGCTGTTCCATACGAACTCAATCCTTATTCCATCTTTGGTGTTGGCATTGCTGAGAACATGGACGATACACAGACGCTGATGAATGGCTTCATGCGTATGGGTGTTGACAATGCTGTGCTGTCTGGCAACTTGGTGTTTGAGATTGATGAAACCAATTTGGTGCCGGGTCAAGACATGTCAATTTTCCCCGGCAAAATCTTTCGCAGACAAGGCGGCGCTCCCGGTCAGTCATTGTTTGGTACAAAGTTTCCAAACGTGTCGCAAGAGAACATGCAAATGTTTGACAAGGCGCGTCAGCTTGCTGATGAGTCTACCGGCTTGCCATCGTTCTCACATGGACAAACAGGTGTAGCCGGTGTTGGTCGTACAGCCAGTGGCATTTCAATGTTGATGAACGCTGCCTCTGGCGGTATCAAAACTGTGATTAAAAACATTGATGACTATTTGCTCCGTCCGATGGGTGAGGCGTTCTTCAGTTTCAATATGCAGTTTGACTACGATGCTGAAGCTGCTGGAGATTTAGAAGTTCGTGCGCGTGGTACAGAGAGCTTGATGCAGAATGAAGTTCGTAGCCAACGTCTGCTTCAGTTCTTGCAAGTTGTGAACAACCCAACACTTGCTCCATTTGCTAAGATGCCCTACATCATTCGTGAAATTGCTAAGAGCATGGACCTCGATCCCGATCTTGTTAGCAATAACATGGAGGAAGCTGCACGACAGGCTCTTGTGCTTCAGCGTATGCAACCCCCTGAGCCACCTGTTGGCGCTGCTCCAGCGGCTGCTGGCGGTCCTCCTTCGCCAATGGATACATCTGGTGGTGGCGGTGGCAACATTGGTGTTGGTCAAGCTCCTGCTCCCGGCATGGATGGCTTTAGTGGCGCTCCTGCTGGTGCTGCTCCAATGGGGCCAATGCAATGATCGTAGAGAAGCCTTGGCTTTCTAAGCTTAAACCCTTTGCATACAACAACATTCAATGGGAAGCTTATCAAGAAATGATTGATGCTCAAATCGATATGAATGTTCGTAAGCTTGAGGCATCTGTTGAAACAGTTGATATCTATCGTGCTCAAGGTGCGGTTATGGCTTTGAAACAATTAAAACATCTGCGCGATGAAATTGCTAAAGGGGATAAGTAATGGGAATTGCTAGCGCACTTATTAAACCAATAGCTAAATCTATTGTAAAGAAAGCGGATGACATAGCTCCTAAAGTTCTTGGTGAAACACTTGAAGAGGCTGCACCAGTTGCAACCAAATCTATTTCTGGTATTGTTAATACACCTGAAGCCGCTAAGTCTTCCTTTGTTGCACCACGACTTGATCGTACAGCAGACTTAGGTGTTGAACCTCCTTTGATTGCTGAAACTGGCAAAGACGCATTTGAAGCTCTTGGCATGACACCAGAGAAAAAAGAAGCATGGCGAACAGTTAATAAGAAATCACAACGATCTAAACTGTTACCAGAAATTGAAGAAGCGGCACAACAGCTTTCTGAAAACAAACTTACCTCTGAACAGTTTAGAAAACTGTCTCAAGAAAAGCAACCAATCATTGCTATAGATAAAGTTCCAGACATGCCAGCATATGAGGACATCAGCGGCGCTCTCACTGACTCTCAAGTTAAGAAGGGTATTGTTGGACTCAACCTAAAGATACCAGCAGGAGAGCGAGTGTCTTCTCGCCTTGATATTCCTGCTTACAACGACTACGACACATGGGTTGTTTCTCTGCATGATGGCACTAAGAAAAGTGGAGCAGCTGTTGGCTATGCTAAGACAGCAGTACTACGCAATGTTGAGTTTGTGTCTGACCCAAAGGTGGCACTTGATATTGCACGGCGCAAGCCACTTGCATCTGGTGGTCGTATGGGTAAGGCTACCATTGCTCGTATCTTCGGTGATTGGGTTCCTCACAATCCAGACAATGCAAAGACTTTTGCTGAGAAGATATTTAAAGACCCTGAGTGGACACAGGTCGGTATGAATCCATATCGAGCCAGTTATTTTTATGATAAGGCAGATGGCTTGCCAGTTACGTTTGCCGATGAAGTTGTACAGATTGGACCACTTGTTATGGCAAAGAATGTTAAGAAAACAACACCAGATAATCCTATGTTTAAAATTGATCAAAAACAACCGACTAGTCCAACCTTTGCCGAGGGTGGCGCTGTTGCACAAACAGACAGCATGCTTGCTGATGGTGGCATGATGGAAGAGGGTGGCGCTGTTGACCCTGTTTCCGGTAATGATGTTCCCACTGGTTCTCTTAAAGAAGAAGTGCGTGATGACATTGACGCAAGTCTGAGTCCGGGTGAGTTTGTTCTTCCTGCTGATGTTGTTCGATACATTGGTCTTGAGAAGCTAATGAAGATTCGTGATGCTGCTAAAGAAGGTTTGAAGCGAATGGAAGAGGTTGGTCAAATGGGTAATGCTGAAGAAGCTCCAAAGGCTAATGAAGCTTTTGAAGAAGATGATGATGAGTTTAACAGCAGCATTGATGAAATTATGTCTGAGGTTGATAACGAAGAAGAGACAGTTAAGATGGCTGCTGGTGGTTTCATGTCAAACACCTATACAGAAGGAATGAAATTTAATCCAGTTGTTGATGTTCGTTATTTTAAACATGCTGATGGTCGTGTCATTTACATAACATACATTAATGATAGGCCGATGACTGCCATTCCAGAAGGATTCACTCAGACAGATAAGCCAGTGGAGCAGAAGGTGGGTAAAGAAGCTGAAGACGCAGCTGCTGCCGCTGCTGCTCGTGCGCGTACTGGTGGTGATACTGGAGGTGGTGGTGATAGTGGTGGAACTCCTACTACTACTCCTACATCGGGCGGTCAAGGCGTTAGCAGAACAACGCAGTCGGTAGCTTTGAGTGCACTTGCTCTTTCAAAAAATCCAGTTGCACAATTTTTAGCCCCACTTATTTCTGCTGGTGTTGGTTATGTAAGTGGCAAAGTGCTTGACGCTCAACTTGAGGCAGAGGGTAGAGTAAATCAAACTTTAGAAGATGCTGCCAATATGGGGTATGGTGCAAGAGTTGGTGTAGATGGTAATATCACTACCTTTGTCAATGATAAAACACTTGATGCATTTGATCGTGAAACTTTTGGAGTTACCCGTAGTGACTTAGATACTTCTCGTTCTTCAATCGGTACATATGCCTCTACTGATAAAGGCGCTTTGCAAGGTCAAGAAGCGATAGATGCTGAAGCAAAAGCTGCTGCTGCGTTAGATACTACTACACCAACCTCACGAGGGGGCACTACACCAGATACAGGTGGCGGTGGTTCACCAGCGTCACAGGGAGAAACTAGTTCTCAATCTGGCGAAGGCAACCCCGGTGAAAGCAACTCTACTAGCTCTAGTACGGGTGAAGGTAACCCCGGTGAAAGCTATGCCAAAGGAGGCTTCATCAAAAAGAAAACTAAGTCAACATCTAAATCTAAAAGAGGACTTGCTTCTAGATAATAGTGTATAATATGAATACTATAACCAGTGGTGGGCTGGCTAGTAATTAATAACTCCCACCATTAATGGCTACCTATTCCCCAAGCAGAGCTTGGCTTACATTAGCCCCAACCTTTGGAAACTAAATGACAGATGCCGTAATCCCGCAACAAGTAAAAGTTGCAGCCTTTGCTAAGCGCAATAAGAATACTGATCGTATTGAACAGGATGAAGAAGAGATTCGCCAATTGGAAGAGCAGCGTAATGCTCCACCGGTTGAGCCTGTTAAGAAAGACGATGACCTTGATGGTCCAGAACCAACTGATGCTGAAGAGAAGACTTTTAAGAAGCGGTATGGTGATCTTCGTAGGCATTCACAAAAGATGCAGCACGATCTCCAAACTCAACTTGATTCTGTAAAAGAACAACTTGAAAAGACAGCTGCTAAAGAAATGAAGCTTCCATCAAGTGAAGCTGATCTTGCTCAATGGATGCAATCCTATCCTGATGTTGCAAAGATTGTTGAAACTATTGCTATGAAGAAAGCAAAGGAACAGTCTCAGGGTATTGAAGAACGACTCAAGCGTATTGACGATCTTGAGAAACAGGCACTAATTGATAAGGCTGAATTAGAACTTACCCGTCTACATCCAGATTTTGCTCAGATTAAACAGGACGATGAGTTCCATGATTGGGTTGAACAACAACCTAAATGGATTCAACAAGCCCTGTATGACAATGATACTGATGCTGTTGCCGCTTCTCGTGCCATTGATTTGTACAAAGCTGATAAAGGTATCAAGACTCGTACTAAGAAAGATGACACTAAAGACGCTGCGCGTAGTGTTAATACTCGCTTTGAACGCAATACACCATCCGCTACTAATACAGAAGGTGTATTTTCAGAGAGTCAAGTTGATAAAATGACGATTCAACAATATGAGGCTAATGAAGAAGCCATTGTTGCATCTATGCGTAATGGTACATTTGTTCGTGATTTGTCCGGCGGCGCTCGATAACACTTGACAATATAATTACTATAGTATATAACTTACCTTAATGCCGTGGTGAAAAAGGTAGCTCCTTTATTCGCCACGGTTTTGTATCGCAAGTAACAAGTTACCCGATAACCCTTCATCGTTAGCCGTTAATTGAAAATATAACTAGTGTATTTTTTGTTGACCACCTATAGCATTGAGGCCCGATAGACTGATACCTGTGAATGTTTCAAGCCTAATATAAAGGAAACTATCATGGCTTTTCAATCAGCTGCCAATTATGGCAATTTACCCAATGGCAATTTCTCGCCAGTTATTTATAGTAAGAAGGTACAAGTAGCCTTCCGCAAATCATCTGTGGTTCAAGCAATCACTAATACCGACTACTTCGGTGAAATCAATTCTTATGGCGATAGCGTTAAAGTTATCAAAGAGCCAGAGATCACCGTCAATGCCTACGCTCGTGGTACGCAAG